AATTAATAATAATGCGAAAATCAAGAGATTAGAGGGGGTTTTTTAGAGTAATGTTTGAATTTTGTAGCTTAACTAATACTGTTTGTCCTTTTTGCTGTAAATCAAGGTATAATCCTCAAACTGGTAAAAACGATAACATAACTAGAACATTTTGTGGAACTGCTAGTGGGTATGATACTACGATAAACGCACTAGAAAAGTGTTGGCTTAAAATGACAAAGAGCGAAAAGAGTAAGCACGCTAAAAAACAAAGTGAAGAATTTAAAATTGTAAGATCAAAAAGGAGTAATTAGTAATGGATATAATGGATGATTTTAAAAAAGAAAAAACTTATCTTTACAGATGTCCTGAAGAAGGATGTAATAACACGCATACATTTACTCAAGGACTCTTTATGGTTTGTAAAAGACATGGTCAGAATAAACCTAGAATGATATACAGTGGCCAATTAAGAGAGAGAAAAGAATTTAATCCTGAAGATTACTTAAAACCACATGAGCAAGATAAGTTAGTAAAGTTAATGAATAAGAGATTTACAAGGATGATAGATAATAATGAATATTTACAGAAATTAAGTGAGTTCTGGAAATCAGTTGGAGAGCACGTTTACGCTGAAGAGGTATTATTTGAAATTGATTAAGGCATAGCCCTTTTCTTGGCCTTGTTTATTATTCTTTCCGTAATTGAATCTACATCAACATCATCATACAAAATAGGATTTTCAGGAAAAGCTCTGTTCCAATTTGCAATTAGCCTAGTAGCTCTAATTGAATTACCTTCTATAATACTATCTAAAATTTTTGATCTAGTGAGACCTTTCCTATACTTAACATAACTTTTCCTTTGACCCTCCGTCTCAAATCTCTCAAGAGCTCTTCTTGGTATGCTACCTAAGGCAGGCCCTATATACCTAGGTATTCTTTGAACTGCACCTAGCCCACCATACTCACCTATATTAACCCAAGTGCTTGTCATGGCTGTCCAAATCTTATCAAAATCCTGAACAACAGCGGGTTTACCAACAAACTCCAAAGCTCTTATTTTATTTTCAGCCGCTACAACATCCATAACAACCCCAAAAGCTCCTACCGAAGCAAACCTGTCGAGTACATCTGCAAAAGTCATCCTATCAACCTTCACCAAAGAGTCTATTGGTTTGTCACCTAAAGCAACATCTTTAAGATTTCCAAAATTTAAAAAAGGTTCATTTTCTGTATATATTTCTCTACCTGCATAAACCTCAGCCAGTTTGTCTCTAGCTAAAGAAACAAATTCACCACCAAATAAACCAGCACTAGCGAGTCTTAACATAGGAAAGACATTCCCTCTTTTAAGCTCATTACCAAGTTGACCTCTTATCCAGTTAAATTGTTTATAACCAAATTTTTTAAAAAGAAACAACGGCCTAAACCTAGGGTCGTTAAAAACCAAAGGCTCTTGAAGTATATTTCTCTGCAACTGAGTATCTCTTGCAAATCTAAACATAGCTTCAGATGTTTGCCTTTGAGTTATTTTATTTATATCAGATATACCTAAATCTCTTAAATTTTGACGAGCCCAGTTTTGCCTCAAGGCAAACCTTCCTGTTCCTTTTCCTTGTGCTATAGGTTGTAGTAACCCAATCCACTCTCTAGCCGCCGCCGCTGATATTAATTGATTTAATTGATTTATTTTTTGAAACCCTGAAAGTCTAGTTGCACCATCTGCAATCTTACCCATAAAAGAATCACTCGGATTCAAACCAAAGTAACTTTGATACAAAGATAAATTGCTTACACCAGCTTTTCTTATTTCGTCTCTATAAGCCTTTGATGTTGCTAATTTTAAACCACCTCTTATAACAGGATAATAGCCAGTTTTAACTGCGGTTGATATTGCTATCTGCGTTATGTTTGGTACCGTAGCAAAACCAAGACCAATCTTAGTTGCTATTTCAAAATCAACTATATCGCTCCAAGCTTTTCTAGCTTTTGCACTCTTCCAATTATATGTAGGGTCAAGTTCTATGTTACCACTTTGAATTTTATAAAGTTTATCTAAGGTGTCCCTTTCGTTTCTAAAGGTTCTGACTTGTTTATCTGTAAATTTCCCAGCTTTATTCTGTGCCAAATCATTAAAACCCTCTATTGACCTTTTCCAAAATTCTCCGTACCTACCAAAACTTTCTACACTAGCTATTCGCCTAGCCCACTGATGAGTATATTTAGAAAAAACTATTCTAGCATCTCTTTCCATCATATAATCTGGTAAATCTTTAGCTTTCCTAGCTGTTTCTAAGTTTTGAGCTATATTATGAAATTGAGATTTAACAGTTGTATTTAATCTTTTAAATGCTTGACCTATTTTTAAATCAAAATCAGGAACTTCATTCCTTTTAGCATTTCTCTTTATACCAGCCATGTCATATAAAATGTTTACAGTCTCATTAGATAGTTTGCCCTTAGCTAATATCTCTTTACCGAGAAAAGACTGTACTTGTTTTTTATTTAAGTTTGAATTTTCTATAAATAATTGAGGGTGGTTAAATTTTAATTTTCCTAAATCATCTGCAAGCTTTTTTAGTATGTCTTGCTTTATTATTCTAGGAAAATAAAACTGCTCTTTAGGGCCTAAATCAACACCAGCTTTATTAGCGACATCCCACATATATTCAAGTATATCCCTAAGCTCCTTTACCTTAGGGTTTGTTTTTAAATTAATGTTAGGGTTTTCTAAATCCCTACCCAACTGGATAGCTTCTTGCTCTGCTTTAGTTCGAGCTTTCTTAGAAAGGTACTGTGTAACTTTTGGAAATCCACCAGAATACAAACCTGAGTTAACAAACATGTTATTTGCACTACCCATAAGTGTATAATAACGACTATCAAAATTATTAACTCTTTGTCTAACTTCTTGATATATCGGTGTTTGAAATCTTTTTTCTGACCTATCTAAAAGCTTAAAACCTAAGTAATCAGACAAAGTTTTGTTAGGTATCATTGTTGATTCCCAACCATTGTTTTTCAGTCTTTCACTTAACTTAGCAACCCTAGACTCATGCATCATCCTATTGTACATTTTTATTTGCTCAACAGGACTCATAGATTCAATTATTTTTTTAGAGTTCATCCCCTTAAATCTATTACCTCCAGTAGTACCAACAACATATTCACTACTAGCAATATCTCTAAACCTATTGTTATCAACTTTTAAATTTTGAGATATTTTATATATACCATTAATTCTTCTCTTTGCCAATTCGCTTTTGGTTCCAGCACCCCCTCTTGTAAAACCCTCTCTTTGAAATGTGCTAAATTTTATAGGCTTACCCTCTTCAAAAGCTTTAGTTTTTGTATTGTATTTTTTATATTTTACAATATCCTCTTTAAGGGTGGTTGTTTCTGTGCCGATTCCAGTAGTCTTTGTTTGTTTTTTAGAACTCCTAGTATCAAATCTAACATCCCTTATCTTAACCCCTTTCCTACTTACAAAAACCTCACTAGGTTGTATAACTGACTCTGTATCTATTTGTCCAAAAATCTTAGCGGCTTGATCTGCATTTAAAGCCATATCTTGTTTGGCTTTAGTTATTTTTTTATATCCCTTAACAAGCTTTCCAGTTGCATACCTTTGAGCTCCTAAGGCACCTATAACACCAGCCGCATGTGCATAATCCTCTGGCGTTGGCAACTCACCCTCAAGCACAGGAGCTATTGTACCAAAACTACCAACCTCAACAGCTTTAGAAGCTAGTGTTTGTGTTGTAGGACTTAAACCTTTTAAAGCAGTCTTTACAAGTGGCCCAGTAAATCCTGTAGCAGAACCTAGTACAGCACCTTTTGAGGCTGTCTTTATATTCATTAAATAATCAAACTCCTGAGTTGGATCAGCTATTTGACCAAGGCTAGACTGTAAGCCACTGTAAAAACCAAGCTGAGTACCACCAACAACACTAGCATTGAAAGCTTGATTTAAAACTTTAGGCGTTGCTTTTTCTATAATTTCGTCTGCTTTTTTACCACTTAAACCATTTAATGTAAGTCTTTTTTTAGCTTCTTTTAAAGGGGTTGTTGTTACTCTAAGAGGGAAGCCTCCTTTAACCTTTCCAGAGCTAGCAAGTTTACCTGTAGAAAGTATAATTTTTTCACCTAAAACAGATCTTACCAAATCGTCACTTACAGGAACTCCCTTACCAACACCTTGTTGAATTGCTTTTCTGATTGCTGATTTGGTAGCTGACTTAGCCGCTATACCACCTACTCCACCAGTAGCTATCATAGTTCCTATATCAGCAGGCTGTAAAAAAGATATTACAGTAGCACCAATATCTTCTAGTATATTAGGATTGTAATCAGATAAGTCAAAACGCTCACTGCCAGTTGCTATCTGCTCTGCTAGACCAGTAATGCTTTGATTGTATCCAGCTTTTACCCAGTCTGGTAGCCAATCACCGGGTATAAAACCATATAGATTTTCATCCTCTTTTGACTGTTTATACTCTTTATTTTTATCTAGTAAAGCATTATAATAAGAGGATGTATCAAATAGATTATTATCATAATCAGACTCTACATCTAAATACTCATTAAGATTCTGTAATTTTTGAATAGAAGTTTCATCAAGGTCACTACCGGCTTGATTTAAAGTGTTTTCAAAAACTGAATATCTTAATGCACTATCGGCCATAGAGCATTAATTTACTACTCTTGTTGGTTGTGCTCTTAATCCCCCGCCACCAGTTAAATTATTTAATATATCAATAATCAACCTTTCATCGGGAGCATCTTCTTCTACTCTAATGTTTTTAGGTAAATCACTTTCAGGAACAAATGTAGTCTCTCCGTTTTCAAACTCAACTAAATAAGCGATCTGTCCAGTAGGTAATCTTCTAAAATCATTGTAATCAATTATAGCTGGTTTACCATCAAAAGAAAATCTTAATATCCCTTCATTCTTTAAAGACTCATTAGACTTTTCAACAATCATTTTATCAGATTTGCTAAGTTTGCCTTTCTTAACTTTAAATTGACCTTTTCCTTTTCTAGCCTTTCGATCTAAAACAACTTCAATACCAGTTGGATACTTGTCAATAATTTCTTTGTATTTTTTTATTTGGCTTTCATATTGTTTTGTCTTTGGTATCTCTTTATATAAATCTTTTATTTGATTTACTAGATTATCCCTAGTTTTATAAGCTGAATTTAATTCAATTAATTTTTGATTTGCACCTCTCCTTCCAAACCCTTCATACTGCTCAGGGTTTAAAGTCAAGGTGTTTAACTTGTCAATTTCATTGTTAAACTGAAGTAAGCTCCTGTCGTATCTTTCCGGCCCTTCAGTGGGAGGTAGTTTAAATGCTTTTGCTTTAGGGTCTATACCAAACATTACCGGAGCCTCATCTCCTAACTGTTCCCTTTCTAGCCCAGATTCACTCAATCTTTCTATAAGGCCAGTGAGGGAAAAACCACGTAATGGTCTGGGTGTGGTTATATCAATCTCTCTTCCTTTAGCGAGTTCTTCTATAGCTTCTTTGTATTCAGGAGAGTCAACTTCTGCCGAGGATACGATAGTCATAAGATCATAAGTATTTCCTTGATTAGAAGCATCTTCAGGACTTTCTGGTATCCTAGACATCAATGAAGCATCGGGCCCAAAAACCACCTTATCTTCAATCTCATCCTCACCTTCACCTGTTTGCGGTGCAATTATTTGTTGATTGGGTTCAACTATTCTATATTTATCATTTATACTCTGAACAGTTCTTTTTTCAATATTTAACTGATCTATCAGTGTACTTAGTTGGCCACTAGGATCAACTCCAGTGGCTCTTAAAGCTTTTAGTATTTGTTGGCTGGTCTTATTGTCAGTATCTACATTAGGCATCTTTAAAGCAACTTCTAACATTTTTCTTTCTATTTCACCAATACTTCTTCTACTCTTTTGCAATTCAAATTTGTCTTGGTCAGACATAGTACGCATACCAGTTCTTCTTTGATTGTCAAACCTAGACTTTGCTTTCACTAAAGTATCATAAGCAAATTCGTCTCTTTCCTTTAGCATACTAATGTCCTCTGGGGATATATTAGATGCTATTTTATCAAAATCATAAAATGTAGCATTTTCCCCAAGGTTTTGTATAGTGCTTATATTAGACCTTAGTTCGGAAAGACTAGAATTTTGATTTTCAGCCTGTTCAGAAAAAATTTGAGCTTCATTTTCGTAACCATATTTTCTAGCCGCTATCGCTTTTGAAGCAAGGTCAAATTTTGAAATACCAGCTATAATTTTATCGTAATCAGATCTTTTTCGAGAAGATTGTTTATCTTCTTGTAATTTATCGTAACGCCTTTGCTCTTCTTCCCTTTGGCTTTTAGCTATTTGCTGTGAATCTTCATACCTCTTATCAGCTAACTCTTGCCTTTCTAACGCTAATTGATTTTGCTGAAATTGATTTACATATCCCGGTAACGCATCTAAAAAGTCTGCAAGTGGGGTGTCGTATTGGCCGGGAGCCATACGTTGCCTTCTACTGTATATACTTCTTGGGCCGTTAGCCATTATAGTTAAATACCTTATTGTAATTTACCATCTTATAACCATTAACCTCAGAAACAGCATCTGGTATAAATCCTTCTATATCCTGAGCCATTGTACCTATATGAATATCATCAGAATTTTTATATTTAAAAGTGTATATTGGCACATTGTTACTCATAGTAAATAAATAGTTAATATCCTTTTTCATTCTTTTGTCAGATAAAAAATCAAAAACCTTACCACCTACATAGTTACTAGCTCCACTAATTGGATTCTCTAGTATATCTTGAGCCGCACCAAAAACAGTTTGAGGGTCTTGTGCCTGTTCCGTTAGTGTATCTTCCACATCTGTTGTCATTTGATCTACGCTTTGCCAATTACCATTAATAAGCTTATACTCCTTACCCTCAAAGGTATAATTTGTAGCACCTGAAGGTGGGTTCCAATTAGGATTGGTAGTTGGTGCTACCATTCTAATATCCGCACCACCAGCAACAAGGTCGCCAACATCACCAAGAACTTGTGATTGATAGTCCCTTATAGACTGTTGTGTTGTGTCAGCTAATGCTTGCTGTGCCTGACCACTAGCTTGCCCGGCTCTATATTGAGATGCTCCTGTAGCACCAGCGAATCCAGCACCAGCCTGACTAGCTAAATTCTGTTGAGTCATACCTAATAAACTACTACTAAGATTCTGGGCCGCCCTTTGCACACCAGAAGGGTCATACTGTTGCATAACAGCCATTTGCTCAGGTGATAGACCAATGCCTTGAGAAGTTAAAAAGTTACTTAAATTAACGCTACCACCATAGGGGCCAGAGCCTGTAGACATAGGACTTGTTGATGTAGCATCTGGGGTAGCTGTAGTAAAATTCATATTGTTCAAACCTCCAGCTAAAGCATCTCCACCACCAGCCAACATTATATTTTGTAGCATACCTTGACTCATTCCACCAACTCCTAAATTAGCTGGAGTTATGTTAGAGCCTGAAGTTCCTGTAGGGCCTCTATCTTGACCTCCAAAATCAGGCTCTCCAGAGTAGTCAACCCCAGAATCTGAACCTTCATCCCGGTCAACCCCAAGACCTGAACCCTCACCTCGAAGGCTCTCATCATCGTGATATATACCACCATGTTCAAGGCCTACAAAGCCACCATCTTCATAGCCAGCTATACCATCAAGAAGGTTTGAAGCTGTTTTGTTAGGCATGTAATCAAATAATGTATTCATATAAATATACGTTAAGTTATATTTGGGCCAACAAGGGAACCCTGAGGCATTGATCGCTTAAAAAAGTTCCTCAAGTCAAGTTTACTACCAGCTATAAAAGGATTATATTTATCACCATATATGCCACCGCTCGGAGCAAGTCCAGCAGTAAGACCAGCTTGAAGTCCGGAAGCTAAAGAATCACTGAATAAAAGCTTGTCGTAATCACTACTAGCTTTTTGTAAGGCATCAAAAGATTGCTGTCCGTAAACTACACCAGAAGTATCTATGTCTTGAGCCGCACCAGCACCAATCTTACCACCAAAGCCTTTGCCTAAGCTAGAACCCAAAGCCGCACCTGCTGGGCCACCAATAGCCCCACCAGCTAAACCGCCTAATAAGCCTAGGGCACTTCCAAATAACTTACCCCTACCTTGCCTTTCTGCTTCTTTCCTTTGATAATCTTCTAGTTTTTCACTGTCGGCTCTTTGTTGTAAAGCCCTAGCTAAATATGTGCCACCTAATGTTCTAGGTGTCATACCACCCTGTTGCATCATACTTAGCAAATTAGTTTTGTTGCCAAGATAGTATCCAGTCATGTTTGGCCCTGATGGTATTGGTTTAAATCCTTTTGATTTATTATGAGGGTAATTCATGTTATAATCCTTTTAAATTTAATAATAATCAAATCAATTAATAAATACAAATTATTTATTTTAAACTTCTTTGACGGGTATCTGATATAACGTACCATTTATATAAACCTTTAAGCTTCCATCTGGAGTAACGCTACTGCCAACAGCTTCTTCTGTAGTAATGCTTAATGTTTGATTACTACCAGTTATTTTTTTACCAATAGTAACATCGTTATTAAAATTAATGCTACCAGTTATTACAATATCATTACCAATAGATAGGTTTTTATCTACAACTTGATTACCATCATGTGATAAGTAAACTTTTGATAATGTACCTTTAAATTTTTTATATAAAGCTAAGGGCTTATTAGACTCCCTTGCGAATATCTGCTCACCATCATTCATGTTTCTAGCTGACGGAGAATGGCTCAATGTTCCCTTTACATCACCAGAAGAAACGCTTTGTTCCTTACTATTGATTATAATTCTTTCTGCTCTGTTAAAAGACATTAGGCCACGTTAGCTACTGGTAAAATTCTATACTCTATAGATATATCATTAATTTCAATTCCGGAAGATGTGCCAGATGAATTAGTAGGATTGGCTATTTTTATAGATATGCTCTGACATGTAAAAGGCGTTGCCGTTGCTTTTAGTTTAGCATAAGCATTTGAGGTAGCTACAAAATTACCAGTAAATTGACTAAAGCTAGAGCTACCATCTACAGCATAATATATAGGCTGTGTCTGTGCATTGTCACTTTTGTAAGTAACATAAACAGCATATATCTTTTTCTTTATAGCGGGCTGTCCAAAATCAATATCTTTAGTTTGGATTACCCAAGAATTTGTACCGCTATCTTTTAATGAGTCTGGTGAATACTTAGCAACATTAACACTGCCAGCACCATTATCTTCTGCTATTATCAAATCACCATTGTGATCAATAGAAAAATTAGTTAATCTTTTTTGATCTGTTGCTAATGTGTTAATTTGGCTCCAAGCTTGTGTCTTTATATCATACAAGTAACAGTATCCAGTATTAGTAGCTGATCCATCTTCATTCTTAATAACTAAAATTTGTTTCTTTCTTTTTTCGTAACCGACAACAGACGTATCGTTAATAAATGAAGCCCAAGTAGAATCATCTATCTTGCTATCAATTAAATTTGAAATCCGACTACCATCATATAAATAACATCCATTTTCATTCACCCAAACAACTCCAAAATCTGTTCTAAAAACAGCACCCGGATTCTTAACACCATTATGTTTCAAGTCTGATTCTAAGAACCAGTTAGTATCTGATGGTGATGATACATTTATTATCTGCATTGATTTTTGCTTATACGCTAATATCCTATCAGCATAAGACTCAAGCTTAACATAGTCCTCTGCATCCCCCTTAACAACATCAATAAAATTAAAAGAAGGGAAAGTGTCAAACCTGTTAGGCATAGAATACATAAGCCTATCTCCAAATATGGTAGGAGAATCTCCATTCTCCTCATATACTTTTACATTTGCAACAAACGCTCTTCGATTACAAACCACTGCTGTTTTCCAAGCTTCTCCATTCCTACCTATACTTATAGATGGTACGGTAGGTGGGTAGCCATTAATGGTCTCATAGGTATCTAAAACTGGATTTAAAGCTTCTACTGTACCAGTTGTATAGACAGAAGCTGTTGTTCCGGATGTGTGTGTCCAAGCAACATAATTAGAGTCAAGTGAGGCTCTAGCACCTTCGGATAAATCTATATCAGCTAACATCACCCAAGGGTCGCTAGTTGATCCGTTAGGTCTAAAATAAACCCTACCGCCGGAAAGTCTTTGATTGAAAGATTTTGTAGCTATAGCCGTAAAAGAAACTTTTTGACCAGCAGTTACAGTAAAAGTATTATTGCTAGTAGGTATATACAGTAAAGACTCTTGACTTCCATCATATATAAAACTAAATGCTAACTGATACACATCAGCACCCCAAGTGCTGTTAGCATCGCTTGACAATGAAATGTTTAAATTAAATCCAGCACCAGCAGTAGGTGCACCAGAACCATTTACACCAACGGTTGGAGCATCTAAAGTGTTAAAAGCTTGAAAGTAATCAAAAAAAGAATCTGAATAAGCAAGCCCTTTAAAGTGCTCTCTCTTTGTAAGTCCATACCACCTAACTCTAACGTGATTATCAAAATTAGCATCAGATGCTCTTAAATTACCATCGGCAACATAGTATCCTATTTTAGCATCCGATGTTAGGTTCACGTCTGTATTCGTACCATCATCCTCAAACAATAAATCAATTTTTGGGTTATCCGCTGGGCTTGAGCTTGTGTCATTCCACTTGTCACTATTGGCTGAATATATATCAACCGATGCTGTATTTGAGTCAGCTAATGCAATTAATTTTTCGCCTAAAGCTTTTTTAGTTATAGTGCCAGCAGTTATATTAACTATTGAACTGCCACCAGCTAAAGAAGGTTGAATAAAAACAAAATTATTGCCAGTTCCTCCTTTTTTTACCACTTGATAAGTACCGTTTATACCAGAAGTTCCTGAAGTTGTTTGGTTTATATTTATAACGTCACCAACCGAAAGAGCATTAGCTATTTGATTATCAACGCTACCACTTACTCCATCTGTTGAAAATATGTTGTTCCCACTCGAATTAGCATTAAATACCAAACTGCTACTAAATGTAATTGTTGTACTTTCAATTTGATAATCAGATTCAAGAACAGTAAGACCATGACCTGAAACAACCTCACTTGCTATAACCTGTGCAGTTCCATGAGATGCTGATGACCCTGACGGTTTTATCACACCTTGCTTTTCTAAAGTTACATTAGAGGCTTGCACTAATTCGTTATTAGATATGTCTCTAGGGTCTTTTAAACTATTGATACCTCCAGAAAAATCATTTAAAGTGTAAAGCTGTTTTGGCATTACCTACAGTTACACCTTAGACTTTACCATCTTTACAGCACCAGCTACAACATCTGTAAGGATGTCAGCAAACTCTCTAAACATTGGCTCTTCTTTCTGATCGGATACAAAAGGAATATTTATTGCTTTATCCATCTTTTCAGCCAACTTTTTTTCTACTTCTTCTGACTGTATGTATTCAATCAACATACCCTCTACGTTATCTGCTTGCTCATCTGCCATTTTCTTTGCAGATTCAATAGCCTTTTCAATTAACATTTCTTTAATATTCATATTAAGATTCCTTTATCTTTTTTATTTTATAGTATAAATATATAATATTCATAATTCCTATAGTGACACCAATAAAGTAAGGTAGTAAATCCATAAACACCACCCCCATACCAGCAAAGCTTGCTCCGGATACTTTTAAGCTATCCATATTATTTCTTTATGTGTTTAGACACTTCTGTGTCTCCGGCCATCATAGGGACTATCCTAGAAAGTAATTCTGATTTGGTTTCGTTAGAACCATAAGAAATACCTCTTATGTCGTAAAACTTTTTTATTTCTGCTATAGTATTAGATTCTGTAGGATAATCAGATTGTGAAGTTGCTACTCCATTTACAATGTGATGTTCTCCGATTCTTAATCTTCCATGTCCATTATCATACTTTTTTGCACATTCCTCAACGTAATAAATTTCTGCGTTCTTAAAAGTGCTAGATCTTTTTACAACTTCGCCATCAACTTCTACAAAATATTCATATCCAGACGTAGGGTAAGTTAAGGTTTCAACTGTGCCATCTGGGTACGTTTTAGAACGAACAGCACCGGGAGTTGTATTTTTATAAAGTCTTATACGATAACCTTGACTAGACCTACGAATAACCATTTACTCCTCTACTTCTTCCTTTTCAGGTTCTTTTAAAGATTCTCTTAACATATTAATAAAACCTTCTTTACTAATTTCTAACTGCTCCCTTACAAAAGCATTTGTATTTAGCTTGTTTTGAATGTCGTTAATATGGTTTAGAATCCTTTTTGATTCATCAGACATATCTTCAATGATATATTCTTTATCATCAAAGTTTAATTTAGGCTGTTCTTTTTTATCTTTAGCCATTTTGTTCTCCTATTTTGTTATTATGGTCTTTCATCTGGTGCTAATTTAGCAACTTCATCAAGTGGATCTTCGCCTTCTATATGATCTGTTGATTTTTTTTCTAATTTTACAGGCTCAACTATTACTTTTCCATTTTCATCTGTCCAATCTGTATCTATTATGTGCTTGTCTTGTCTTTCACCTACTACAAGCCAAGATATAGTAGCAGTTGAATTTTCATTTTGACAAGAAATAGTAAGAACATTTCCACTAACAGAACCTTTAACCGCATCCCAATCTGATTCATTAGAAGTAAAGCATTGTACATCTCTATTTAGTGCAACAAAAGTACCATCTGTCATTCCTGCAACTTCATCAATATTAATCGTTGCAGTTCCTTTTGATAAGTTTACCTTTCCTCTGTAAATGTTATCAGCTTGAGGTGCTTCAACAAAAGAATGAACTAGATGATGTGTATCTTTTTTAGATTCTAACGGATGATCTATTTTAAAAGATCCACTACCTTTAGATAAAGCACCTGCAACAGTAACTGCTCCACCAGATGCAATAGTTAATCTAGTAGAACCGCCTGTTTGAAATTCTAAATCTCTATAAGAACCAGAGCCACTTTTAAATACTTTGATAAATCCACTACCGCCTGTATCTTTACTCATAGTAATTACTTCATAATCGCTTCCAACATAATCATCACTATATATTGAAATTATAGAGTCATTAAATAAAACATTTTTGTCTTTTGTAATTCGCATTACTTCTTGAGTTCCACTACCAGAATTTGTCCTAAAAGCCATTTTAGTTGGGCAATCTGTATTATTTGTCCAAGCACCTTCGGCAGTTACATTTATTTCTCCTCCTACTACTTCACCAGATGAATTTTCATTACCATTAAATCTAAAGTAACCTAATGCACCACCATCTGCTATTGTACTACTAGCATTCACAAGGTTAATAAGATGCCCGCCAGCTCTTGTTAAAATCATTTCGTTTGTTTGATATACTAAACTTGTAGTTTGGTTTACTGTTAATCCATTATCTAAAGTAGTTGAACTACCTACATATAATTTTTTAGCAATAGATGCTCCACCTTCACATCGTAATGCTCCAGTATCCCCACTATCATCACTAGAATCTGTAGTGTCTGTAATATCTACAATATTGCTAAAAGTAGTAGTAGATGAACTAATCCTTATTACTTCATCGTCGGCGGCTACAGTAGAAGTATCACTAGTTTCATCAATAGCTATTACCAAGTTTCCTTGATACCAAGAATTAGTTGTATCTTGAAATATCATAGCTTTGGATATATGATTAGTAGCACTATCTGAGTTAGCAAATTGCAAGTATGGATGACCTGTTCCGTTTGCAGATATTTTAATACCATTATCTGTGTTTGTAGCGTTGTTACCAACTAATACAAGAGTATCTGGGGCGCTGTTTCCTACACCAAGATTTGCTCCCAATACAGATATATCACCTGATCCGTCAAATTCAATTCTTTCTGCATTATCAGCTATTCCAATCGAAGTATCATCAGCCACTATTATATTACTAGCAAATTCTACATCTTTTGTACCTTTAACAGTCATAGCAACATCGCTAGCATTATTAACATAAAATACGATATTTCCATTAGTATCTGAATAATTAGCTATATAACCATCGTCTTGATACGCTTGAAGCGAAATACCTTCTGAGCCTGTTCCAGTAGTACTATTTTGTAAATATAGATATGCTCCACCAGCTTCGTAAATAGCTAATTTGCC